TTATATAACATCTTCTTAAGGAGGCCAATTGGGGTCCCGAAGTGCGTTCTGGTATGGAATCAGAACGACATCTCTGGAATTTCCTCTGGAAAAACCTCCATAATGAAAATACTTTAACATAAAATCTTTTTAATTTCGGTAAGATGTTTGCTCTATCTACCGATCTTGAAGAGGCTACTGACTATGGTAATCCGTATGTCGGTAGAGATCTTTTCATGAGAATTCTCAAATTCTGTGATAAAAAGTTCGAGTGGTTTCCCACTGGACTCGCATTAAAGGCTTTTAACCTTTTAATGTAGCCAGGGTACATACTCGTTCCTAGTAATCTATCGAATAATTCCATGAAATATCTTATTGTTAAAACTAATGGAGTAGAAACTAAGTTCTACTATATTGAAAAAAAGAGATCTTGGTTGATGGGTGACCCCCTAACTAAAATCCTTTTGACTTTTGCTTAACAGGTTGCTTCAAATTTAACTAACCTTAGGTTTCCTAATTTCTGTAAAGTTTCTTCATCAGTTGGTGACGATCATATATCGCTATCTAACGATGTTGAAATCTTATAAGGATAGGTCTAATCTTTAAGGGATTTAGATTTTAAGATCTCAGAGTAAGATACATTTATATCTTAATATATAATGTACTACTGTGAAGAGTGCGCCTTAGTACCCTAAGCGCTCTAGAATTTATTACAAATTTCTATGAGACGCTAGGCTGCTCGTACGCCTGGAAAATCTTTCCTAATATACATAGATACACCAAGAATAAAGTTGATGTTGGATAATCCAACAACCTAACTTAAGTCTGATGATTTATGGATTGGAAAATTTAATTTGATGGGAAAAGAAGCTACTTGGACTTATCGTAATAATCGGTCTCTTTACGAGCCATTTGATATTGCGTAAATTCTAATGTGCCTAACTCTTCCCCATCATTAAACTAATCTACTCCCATTCGGACCTTCCGAATTGGGATGTGATGGACTTTTTTGTCCTGACATTTAGTTCCTTTATACACTCCATCAAAATTGTATGAGAGATGATAAAGATGGCTAATTGCGACTTTCCACTTACAGTTGGAGAGTCGACAAGGTTCTAGGTGGTGGAACACTTCCGCGTTTCATCCGCTCTTAGAAACCTGTTCAAGGCATTAAGTCTTATTAAATGTATATTGATAACCCAGAGAAAATCTTGGGTATCATTAAACAAGTTGATTCTATT